GTGTTGCAGATAGAATTTTAGTTAAAGACCAGACAGACGCTTCACAAAACGGTATCTATGTTGTAACTACAGTTGGTGATGGTTCAACTGCTTTTGTATTAACAAGAGCAACTCCAGAAGACCAACCATCTGAATTAACAGGAGGGTCTTTCGTATTTGTTGAAGAAGGAACTTTAAATGCAAATAACGGTTATACATTTACACACACAGGTGCTCCAACATTTGGAACAACTTCTTTAGATGTATCACAATTTTCTGGTGCAGGTCAAATTGTTGCCGGCGCCGCTTTGTCAAAAGATGGTAACCAAATGGATGTTGAAGTTGATGATTCTTCTATAGAAGTTATCGCTGACGCATTAAGAGTTAAAGCATTAGGTATTACTAACTCTATGTTAGGTGGGTCAATTGCAACTAATAAATTAGCAAATCCTACAATATATTTTAAAGATGAAACTTCAACGCAAGGTCAAGTTGCTATTGAAGGTACTTTAGAATTTCTTGCTGGCGAAGGTATTAATACAATCGCTAGTGGAAATCAATTACAAATAGTTGGAGAATTAGCAAGTAATAACAATATTGGTGTTGCTAGTTTCCATTCTGATAACTTTGCAGTTAGTTCAGGTGAGGTAACTGTTGAAACTATAGACGGAGGATCCTTTTAATGTTTGGTTGGTGCAAGAAAATATCTAACTGGTTAACTAGTGGATATGACTTCACTAAACCTAAAGCGAAGGCAACAGTAGTATCAGTTAAAGATTTACAATATAAAACTAAAAAAGAATTAGAAAAAATTGGTAGAAAAATCGGAATAGAATTAGATAGACGATTATCAAAACAAAGATTAATTAATAAAATTAAATTTAAAGCAAAAATTAATAGAGCTAAAAGTAAAAAATAATGGCAACAGTAATAAAACTTAAAAGGTCAGAAACACCAAGTTCGGTACCATCAACTGGTTCATTAGAACCAGGAGAATTGTGTATTAATGTTACCGATGGAAAGTTTTATACTAAAACAACTGGTAATGTAATTAAAGAAGTTGGTGGTGCAGGTTCGGTTACACTTCAAGCTGTTACCGATAATGAAGCGTCTACTGACCAAGATATTAAATTAAATGGTTCAGATTTAATATTTGAAGGTACTACTGCTGACGCATATGAAACAACTTTAAGAGCAACAGACCCGAAAAGGGATGCTTTAGTTATGATACCTAATGCTTCAGGACTGTTAGCAATAGATGGTGACGCTTTAGCATATTCAATTGTTTTTGGAGGATAGTTATTTAAATGGCAAGTGCTTTTAAAAATCTAGGTGCAATATTAGGTATTAGCGATGGTGTTAGCGCTATACATTATACAGTTCCAGCAAATACCATAGCTGTTATTCATGCTGTTTACATTTCAAATTTAAGTTCTACTTTATCTTTGTTTGCTAATGTTCAGGTTACAACAGATGGTGGAACTACTTTTTATTATGTTGGGAAAGGTTTAGAAGTTGTACCTAATAATACAATGGTATTAGACAAACCGATTAATTTAGAAAATAACGATAAATTGAAGGTATGGGTTGACCCATTAGTAGATAGTTCATTACCGTCTGCTTCAGTTTTCGCTAGTATATTGGAGATTTCATAATGGCTTTTGTAGTTTCAAATTTTCTTTTACGACCGAAATTAAATAAATTTAATGGAATAAGAAGAACGCCGGAAGGTATGTTATATCTAACTGATATAGACCCGAATGCTGATAAACAAGAAATTGTTGTATCAAATTATTATGAAGATGGTAAATCTGATGATGTTGCAAGAGATGAAACAGATTACCTAGATGAAAGATTAGAAATGTTTGAAGTACAATACTTTACAGGTGACGGTTCTGCTAAAGATTTCACATTAACATCACCAATTTTAAACGCAACTAGAATAGCTGTATTTTTAGATGGTGTTAGACAAGTAGCATATTCAAATTATACATTATCTGGCACAACAGTAAGTTTTGTATTAATTCCTCCAGCTAGTGCAAGTATTGTGGTTGGTCAAATTAAGAGAAGATACTTTAATAATGATAGTGACAAATATCAACAAATTAAATATTCAGATGATATCACAACAACTTTCCTTATAAATAGTATAAGTGGAGATTTAGTTAGACGACAAAAAGCAGCAAGTATAAGGTCAGCGGAATCAAGTGATGACTTTGATACTTTTGAAAGTACAACGGCAAGTGTTAGTACAACAACATACCAAAGTGCTGTATAAATATTAAGAGAAAAAGATTAAAAGGTAAAAAATGGCAGATTTCAAACTAGGACGAATTAAATTTAAATGGAGAGGTGATTGGGCTGCAAGTTCAGCTTATGTAATAGATGACATTGTTAAGTATGGTGGTAATGCTTATGTATGTATTCAAAATCATACATCACCTGCTAATGAAAATTTATTTTATACAAGTCCTGGAACATTTACAGAATATTGGCAATTACACCAAGAATCATTTTACTTTAAAGGTGCATATGCTAATACTACTTGGTATAAATTAAACGACCTAGTTTCATATGGTGGTAAACAATACCGAACAACAACTGCTCATACATCATCAAGTTTAGTATTAGACCAATCTAAATTTGAACAATATAGTGATGGTATAATTTTTAAAGGTGATTATGCTTCTAGTACACAATACAAATTAAACGACCTAGTTAAGTATGGTGGTAGAACATATAGATGTACTACTGAACATACATCAGCGGCTGGTGGAGATATCAATATAGTTTTAGGAAACTTTGATATCTATAGTGAAGGTTTAGCATTTAAAGGCGACTTCCAAGTTAACACATATTACAAATTAGATGATGTTGTTAAATTTGGTGCATATCAATATAAATGTATTGTTGCTCATACTTCGGGTGGTGCTCTATCAGATTTTGCTGAAGAAAATTTTTCAGTTTATTCAGAAGGTTTACAATTTGAAGATTCTTATAACCCTGTTACAATTTACCAACAAGGTGATGTAGTAACTTATGGTGGGTATTCTTATGTTTATGTTCAAGCAAATGAATCTTCTGGCAATACACCTGGAACTTCAGCTGTACAAGAAACAACAGGTGGAGATATTACTACATCAACTGCTCACGGAAGAAGTGTTTCCGATTTAATTGAAGTAAGAGATATAGTAGTACAATGTGATACAGGACAGAAAACATATCCAATACACTCAACGTCTACTCAATTTACAATAGAGGCAGCAAATTTAACAGGAACAACATTCCAAGTTGATTTAGGAACAAGTAATACAGCACAAACTTATGATAGTGGTGGTACACTTCTTAAATCTAATGGTACTAGATTATCAATTTCAAATTTTGTTTATGATATAGCGACAGGTAAAGCAATAATTACTACACCAACACACGGATTATCAGCGAGTGATACTGTAAATTTATTCGGAATTAAAACAACTTGTGCTTTTGGTACTAAAGTTTATCCACAAGCACCTTATTCAGGATTATTTCCTGTTAAAGCAGCACCATCAGCTACAAAATTAAGTTTCTTTTTAGCACCAAGTAATATTGACAATACTTATGTAAGTGGTGGTACAGTTAAATTAGCAACAGTTTCAAATGTTGGAAGTTCAACTGCTCTTTCTGGTTTTTCCTATGATAATAACACAGGACTTATTACAGTAACATCTGCTTCTCACGCTTTAAATAGAAATGATTTAGTTAAATTAGATAGTATATTAGTTGAATGTTCAACAGGACAAAAAACATATCCTAATACTACAAACTATTCAGGAATATTTAAAGTTTATGATGTACCTGATTCAAGTACATATATTGTTGCTACTGATAAATCAGCAATTGTTCATACTTATGTAAGTGGTGGAACTTCTCAAAAGATTTCATATACTACAAGCGAATCAAAAAATGTTTCCAATTTCATTTTTAATCGGTCAAATAAAAAGTTTTGGGATGTAGTAACAACAGGTTTTAAGGCTACTGGAGTTTATTCACATGGAACACTATACAAAACTGGAGATACAGTTCAGTATGGTGGTAATCATTATGTCTGTATATTAGACGCAC